GGCTTGTCCAGTTGTTGATCTGCGCGTCTAGTGTGGCAAGATGCTGATCGATTTCACGCTTGGCTCTAGCGGCCTTGCGAGCGGCCTTGAAACCATGGCCGGGCTTACCACAGACAGGCCGATTAGCGAGGTTGATAAGGCGCTCTTGCTCGATGACAAGCTCACACCACTGGGTGGCGAACGTGTTGACGGTTTCCTTGTAGTTCATGATCTAGGCTCCTCTACTAAACGAGCGGCAGCGGCGGCAGTTACAACGATCGGATTGGGATCGTAGCTATCGGGGAATTGCGCAACATGCCTAGCGGCGTTTTTGATAGCGGCACTGACGGTTTTGTACCCGATCCTGTATCCGCCCTTAAAACGCACAACAGCTTGGCGATTGCCGTCTACGTCGATAACTAGTTGATCCATTGGTGATCCTTTCTTGTCTGCTAGCGCAGTAGCTAATGTGTACGAATATACTCACGAATGAGTTTGACAACCTGCTCCCTGGTGCGATAGTCGTCACCTTTGACTTCTAGGTCGTAGCAAAGATCGTCATACATCTGATCTTCGTCATAACCGAAATCGGCATCGTTACACTGCGGGCCATACTTTTTGAGCCAAGCGTTAATCTGTTTTTCCATGGTCGGTTGCTCCTAGTGGTTCTGATAACGCGGTTGACGAAACATGGCAGTACCACATGTGAAGCCGATAGCAAAAGCGATGCCGTCTGTGGTCTGATCTTCGATGCCGATCGTATTGTTGCGTCCCTTGTCGTCAAATAGCTCAGCCTTGACGGTAATGTAAGGATCGCTGTAGTAGTCGTTCAGGCCACAGGTGACGTACAGGGTGCCAATTGGGTAGGGCACATCAGATACGTAGATAGCGTATTCTTTGCTACGCTTTCTGGTGAGTGGAATGTTATCGATCTTTAAGCTGTCTGCGAGCTTGCGAATTTCGGCGGCGATCTTTTTGATGGGCTTGTCGAAGTGGTACATGGGATTTGCTCCTATCCTCTAACGAGGTAACTAGTGAATAGAGAGATGCGTTTCAGCGTCAGGCGCGCCTTTGTCGATTACGTTTTTCTTGACACGCAAACCGGCAGCACGCGCGATCGTGACAATATCCTTGATTGTGTCAACGTGACTTGCGAAGATTGCGATGTGTAGCGCGCTTGTATCTGTGTGAACAGAGATCATCTGATCGCGGTGGGCCATGATTGCATCGTAGGTTTCTGTTTTCATACGGGCTTGCTCCTGAAGCGTGTAAACTGTCCGATCGTCTATCGGACAAACGTAGTATATCATGGATCGCAGATAGACGCTAGTATTGAAAACGTGTAATTTCGCGTTTCAATATCGTCTTTTCACGATATAGCACTATGAGCGATAATAATTACACACTACAAGAAATAGGCGATAACGGTGTGCCGATTTGGATCAATCCATCGGCGCGTGATCGCTACCTGTCAGAACGCCTAGCGGAGCTAGAGGATTTTATCAGGGAGGATCGCGATTGGATCAACATCGGCGCGGCAGCTGAGGATCAACAACTCTCGCGTCAAGGACTTATGGCGATCGGTAGTATGGCGCGTTTGATGTACCTCCAAAATCCGCTTATCAATCGTGGCGTTACTGTCAAGTCAGATTACGTTTGGGGTAGAGGCGTCAACATCTCTGCAAAAGATGACATAATCAACGATCTGATCCAAGAATTTCTAGACGATTTGCGTAATCAGGTTGAGATTACATCGCAGCCAGCGCGTATTCAGAAAGAGATAGAGCTACAAGTTGATGGTAATATCTTTTTTGCATTCATTGTTCACCCGTTAACCGGGCGCGTACGCATACGCAGCATTCCGGTTGACGAAGTAACGGACATGATTTGTAACCCCGGCGATAAAAAAGAAGTATGGTTCTATCGTCGTCAATGGGCAGAGATAACAACAAACCTGCAAACTGGAGAAACAGAAACAAAAGAGCGTATGGCATACTATCCTGATTGGAATTACAAACCAGCATCTATGCCAAAACAGATAGGCGACACAGAGATAATCAACATTCCTGTGTATCATGTAAAAATAGGTGGGTTTAGCGATTGGAAATTTGGTGTACCAGAAGTCTTATCGGGCATTTTCTGGGCGAAAACATACACGAAATTCCTTGCGAATTGGGCTACACTGATGCAAGTGTATGCAAGGTTTGCGTTGAAAATAACAACAAGCGGCGGTCAAGCAGGGATCGCTAAAACGAAAACAAAGATCGCAACGACGATTAGTAAGACGACAAGCGAAAAAAATCCGCCGCCCGCAGCGGGTAGTAGCTTTATACGCTCGCAAACGCCGGAAGGCGTATCACAAGCCGACGTTGACGTGATAAGGACGGCTGGGGCAACAACAAGTGCAGAAGACGGACGGCGATTATTGTTAATGGTTTGTGCTGCTTTCGGCATTCCTGAAACGTTTTTAGGCGACGTGTCGGTAGGTACGCTTGCAACTGCAAAGAGCCTAGATCGCCCTACGGAATTAGGATTTGTCAATCGACAGGCGTTGTGGGCATTTGTATACCATGCAATTATCGGATTTATTATATATTGCAGTGTACGCGCGTCTAAAGGACGTATTCAGCAATCCGGTATTGCGACGATTGTAAAAAACGAATACAACGAAGATGTAATAGAATGGTCAGAAGGTGTGAATACACATGTTGACATAGATTTTCCGTCTGTAATTGAACATGATTTAACACAATATGTAACGGCTGTAAAGACAGCTGCTACGCTTGACGGTGCAACGCCGTCTATCTTAAATGACGATCGATTGCTAGCGCGTATGTTCCTTACAGCGTTAGGGGAGAATGATATAGACGAAATTCTTGATAAACTCTATCCGCTAGATGCCGATGGCAATCCGATAGCACCAGAACCGACACAAGCACCAGAGGATCAACTAGCAAACGATCTCATGCAAGCTGCGCAAGGCGTACAGGAAGCACTTGTGAATGTGAAAGAAAGTTTGATTGAGCTACTCGGCACTCATAAGCAGCATAACACAGGCCGAAACAGCATTACATCGCTTAACGGAAGCGGCAAAACGACGTAAGCTGATCGCTACTGATGTACTAGCAAAACCTATTGCGAAACTAGATGCGCAAATAGGTACGCTTTTTGTTCGTCAAGGCAATGCGTTAGTTCGTGCATTGTCGCCTATTAGATCATTGCTTAAAGAAGATGCGATAAGCAACCAATTTGATGCTATATTTGACGATGCAACGCAAGCAACAAGCGTTGATATGCTTGACGCATTAACACAATCGTACAAAAATACATTGCTTTTGGGCAGCGTAAATCAGCTATCTGAAACAGGAATAAAAATTTCATTTAAGCTTGACAATCCGCGCGCGGCGGCGTATATTCAGCAATATGGCAGCGATCAGATTACTGGCATAGACGATTTCACAAAACAGGACATAAGAAATCTATTACGAGCAGGTATCGAAAACGGCGAAAGCTACACGACGATCGCCAGTGCGATCCGCACGCGATTTCGACAGTATGCAGAAGGTTCGGACAAGAACACACGTTCTAGGTCGCGACTGATCGCCGTCACGGAATTGGGAAATGGTTATGCTGCTGGGAGCCATGCATCGATGCAAGCCGTTCAGGATAGCGGCGTGCAGATGGAAAAGCACTGGCTAACTGTAGGCGACCTGAGGGTTTCAGACGGCTGTAAGAATAACCAAGCGCAAAATTGGATACCATTAAATCAAGCACATTTGTCCGGCGATATGCACCCTTTACGTTTTCCAGGTTGCCGATGTGTAGAGCAGTACCAGCGGATTAAAGTTGTTGCAGAACCGCAACCTGTTGCGAAAATTAAACCACAAAAGTTTGTACCTTACGATTTCAATGAGCAAAACGCAGTTGACGTTAACAATGCGATTGGTGATGCATTTCCTAGTACTAGTTCATTTTGGAATAAGCAGATCGCAAATGTTGATATGCGTGCAATGGGTCTATATGATCCTGCTACCGGAAAGCTTTCGCTAAGTACAAAGTATACGCAAAAAGCGGCACAAGACGAACGCTTTAAGGCATTAATTCACGAGTTACTACACTCGCGCTCAAAGGGTACACGCGATTTTAATTTGGAGGGTTTAGGGTGGGAAGAAGCAATTATCGAAGCAAACGCGCAGTTACATGCGATTAGCATTGCAAAGAGCGTCAATTACTCATTCGTTGATCAAGCACTATTCGAGAAAGAATTTGTAGAGCACCCTTACTATGATCGATGGATTAAGCCGTTAAATAGCGCACTTGACGAACTAGAGATCGATCACGAAACATTCTACACATCTATGCTAAGCAAAACATGTGACGATCGAAAGCAATACCTACGTAACGCATACAAGAAGAAATTTCCTAAAGGCGATGAAGCACGCACGAAATTTTTAGCTCTAAATAAGGTACTCCAATGACCGTAGATCAGTTAATTGATAAAATTCTTTCTACACGTACGAAAGCGCAATTTAAAGCTACAGATGCGCTTTTGAGTAAAGAGTACCCTAACAATGCAGATATACCACTACGTATAGCGCAAGCATTAGAAGCGTACGAAATGATGCGCTTAAAGGCTAAGTAATGTCATACCTGTTTGACATAGTATTGATCGAAAACGCGCGACCGGCAAGCGAAGATATTGCGCTTACTGAATTAGGTCGTACGTTAAACTCGAAACACGAAAACTTACTGCGTCAAGCTGCAAAAGCGCTAGTACAGGTGTTGCGATCTGTACGTGCGCAAGCAACTACAAGCGATTTGCTTGACGACGAAGAAACAGAAGACGACGATCCTACCCGAACAAAAACAAAAGACGCGCCAGCTAAAGAAGCTGGCACATTTAATCAATCAGACACAATGTCTTTGTTGCAAGCTGCTTTAACGCAACAGATGGGCGGTAGCGGATATGACACGTACATAGCAGATGTGTACGAGGATCAAGGCTATTTCGTCTACCGTAAAGGTTACAGCGGTGGGTATTTTCAGACCGATTTTGCTGTGTCGCCTAACGGCGTTGTAACTCTTGGTACACCGCAAAGTGTTGTGCGCAAGGTAACATATATTGCCCCTGTGTCAACCTCCGAAAGTCTCTCCGAAACCGCGTTAATCGAAGATACCGTACCTGTGCAGCTTGTAGAGAAAGCTGTGTCAAAAGATGGTACAGTCATGCTCAAACTGATCGCACCTGGCAAGGGATCAAGTGGATATTACACACAAGAGGTGCTCAAACGTGACGGACCTAAAGTCTTCACGAAGGGTATGCATAACTTCATTGATCACCCGACGCCGCAAGAGGAAAGCGCACGGCCAGAGGGCAGTGTTGAAAAAATAGGATCAACGCTTGTCGAAGATGCGTACTGGCTAGATAGATACCGCGATGCATCTGGAAAAGATGCCGGGCCGGGCCTATACGCGCGTGCGAAGGTAAATCCTACATTTGCGTCAACGTTAGATGTAATTGCCCCTGAGATCGGTACATCGATACGCGCATCAGGAAAAGCGCGCATTGGTCAGATAGGCGATTTCAAGGGGCCTATTATCGAAGCTATAACGAGCGCTAAAAGTGTTGACTATGTAACACTTGCTGGTGCTGGCGGAAAAGTGTTACCATTGATTGAAAGTGCGCGCAACGCGCAAACAGGAGATGATACTATGAGCATGGCCGAAGAACTAGCAGCGTTGCGCGAAACAGTACAAACGCTTACGTCTGGATTGACTGTAATTCGCGAGACAAACGCGCGTCAAGCCGCCGCAACGATCGTACAAGCGTATTTTGATCAACTAACCGGCGTTCCAGCGCCTATCAAGGCAAAACTGATCGCATCACTACCTGCTAGTGCCCCGCTTGTCGAAAGCCGTGACGCTGTTGACGTGACGGCATTCATGGCGCAAATCAAGGCAGCACTTGACGCGGAATTACAATATGCACAGCAACTAGGCGCATCGTTTGGGTTAGGGGGGATTACTGGATTTGGATCGGTTGATCCGATTACGGAAAGCGATCCTACAAAACAGCTAGAAGCGTACGACAAGGAACTAGAAGCGATGTTTGCCGATCCGCTCTCATTTGGCATGAGTGAAAGCGCAGCAAAGATAGCGGCGCGCGGTCGATAAATCGATGGGCCGGCGCTGATGCTGTTGCCCCCAGATGTGATAAGGGAGACTACACATGTCAACAAATGAGATTTTCGATCCGGCTGATAAGCTCTCGCTTGCTGTAACGCATCCTATGTCACCAGTAAGTGGTGATCCGGTTCGTGCTGGTACAATTACCGGCATTGCAGAAACGTCTGAAGACGCCGCCGGCGATACAACGGTGCAAATCGGGCTGGTTGTCTATGACATGAGCGTTAAAGCCGTTAATGATAGCGGTAATAGCGCTATTGCGAAATATGACGATATTTTCTACGTCGATGCAGATACACCGCCGCTATCGAAGAAAGCGAGCGGATATTTTTGGGGAAAGGCGCTAGAAGCAGTTTCTAGCGGCTCAACTGATACGATCCGCGTATTGCATATGCCGGCTGGTAGTGCGGCGCCGTTTGGTACTTCTTCACTTAGCGATGACGCGGTTACAGCGGCAAAACTTACTGATACGCTTGCAACTGGTTTTATTCCGCTCGATATTGGATCGTTGCGGATCATTGCAGCGAACGTAATCGGTAACACGTCAGAAGGTATGCTACTTGATGGCAATACGGCGCCGTCATTTCAGCGCGTCAACGGTGCAACTGACAAGGCGCTACGTGTGATTTGGGCCGCTAGTTCGTCGGTCGAGGTACAATTTCCGCCAGTGCCGAAACCGCCCGATCTTGACGGCACCGCAAACCTAGAAGTACATCTCATGGTCGGCAAGGATACGAATACCGATAATACAGTAACCGTAGATGTGCAGATGTTTGACGGTGTAGGCGATACGGAAGCCGGTAACGCTACCGCTGCAATCGCTACAGCTGCGTTGACAGAATATAGCGCAGTAATTGCGGCGGCTGATTTAGCCGATCCGCCGGGGTTTCTGAATATCTCGCTTGTGCCAGGCGCACATACGACAGATGCAATTTGGCTGTACGCTGCTTGGATCGAATATACCCGCAAGTAGATATAAATGCGCGATCACGCGCGCAAATAGGAGTACAACATGGAATTGCTAGAATTGATCGATACTATCAGCGCGCGTGATGCGTCTATTCAACGCTTGTATGCACGTGAAGGTTTCAACGTGTCGCGTGGAAACGTACGCGATCCACGATTTCAACGGCGCCTTGTTGAAACCGTCCGTTTCTTGCATGGCATCTATACGGGACAAATTCCGCGTTATCACTTGCAAGAGGCTATGTCTACGTCGGATTTTCCGTTGTTGTTTGGAACAATCATTCAACGTCAAACGCTTGCAAGTTATCGCGAGTGGCCTGCAACATGGCGAGCGATCGCAAAGGTTGTCACCGTCCCTGATTTCCGGCTTGTGCAACGCGACTACGATCCGTTTGGTGGCGATACACGACTAGAGGAAGTAAAAGAGCTTGCGCTGTATCCTGCTGCGTCACTTGACGAAATAAGCCCGCTTACCTACAAAATTAAAAAGTATGGACGGCGTATGCCATTCAGCTGGGAAGCGATGGTCAACGATGTAACGAATAAGCTTAAAGATACGCCTATCCGTTTTGGCCGCGCCGCTGTGCGTAGCGAGCAGTACTACTTCACTTCGTTGTATGTATCGTCAACTGGGCCGCGATCAACTGTCTACAGTAACACGAACAAAAACATTATCAATCAAGCTAATGGTGCGGTAGCAAATAACCCAGCACTTTCGATCCTCGGATTGCAAGATGGGTTTACCGTGCTCTACAAGCAGCGTGATCCTATAAGCGGCGAACCAATCATGATCGAGGCTGTTATACTCGAAGTCCCGCCGTCGCTGACGTTGATTGCGCAAAACATCTTGAACGCAACGCAGATCATCATTGGAGCCGACAGTGCTGATCAGCGCATCTTAACGAACAATTGGATGCGTAGTAACGTTACGCTCGTTGTCAATCCGACATTGGAAATGATTGACACAACACATGGGGCAACAGCGTGGTATCTGCATGCTTCTGCGTCGGTCGGAAAGCCGTTATTTGAGGCAGCTTTTTTGCAAGGATACGAAACACCGCAGCTTTTCATGAAATCCCCTGATGCTATTCGTATCGGTGGTGGTGGATTAGTTGATCCAATGCAAGGTTCATTCGATGACGATAGCATCGATTATAAAATTCGTCATTGCTACGGCGGTATTATCATCGATCCGCTTGCGAGCGTCGCAAGTAACGGTAGCGGCTCTTAATTAGCCCCTATTAGAGTGTAGTGGGATATGCTATCTTGCCGGCATAGGTAGCATATCTCCTATCACATAGGAGATAATACGATGCCAGTCAATTACGAAAGCGTCAACGAACAGCTGACAATAATAGTCAATCAGCTAGGTCAGTTGCGGCGCATGTTTCAGAAGGAAATTGATGCGGCGAATAGGCCAGCAACCGACGCGGTAGCGTTGCAAGAGGAGAACGCGCGACTACGTGCAGAGCTAGATGCGCAACGTCAGTCTGAAAGCGATGTACGCGTGGCTATGCGTGAAAGCAATGCACGCTTAGCAACGCGCGAAAGTCAGATACCTGCGTCTGGTACACCTGAAAAGGTAGAACGACCTGCACAAGCTACACAGGCGCAGGCACCTAAAACGACGAAATAATGCCGCTAGGGAAGAAAAAATATCGGCTACCTGAACCTGTGTATAGCACGGACGTGTATTTAGTTGCTGTGTTAGAAGAACTGTGCAGGTTAAACGAGCTTATGGAAAGCTTGACAAGACGGTCGCAGCAAGCGTCTAATACAGCAGCTAAATCAGTATCATCGCAAAAGAAATCATGACCGCAACGTACATCTTAACAACAAATGAGGGTAAAATACGCTTAAATACGTTTGGTGATGATACTGATAATCCTATTTTTCAAGATGAAGAGCTATTGGCATTTTATGCGCAGGAAGGACACATTAAACTCGCGGCGGCGCGTGTATTAATGGTCGTTGCTGCTAGACAAGCTTATATCCAAAAAGTCATCACGAACATGGGCTTGTCTACGAACGGTGCTGCGTTAGCGGCGGAATTTCGGGCACAGGCAAAAGCATTACGAGACGAAGTGAAACAGGAGCAATCAGATATTGACGCTGCAAATGACGAAACCGGATTTGATATTGCAGAGTGGAACATGCCAGATGACGACACAGTTTATCGCGATATTATCTTAAACGATTTGCTGCGCTCATGAAATTGTCAGAAGAACCGATTATTCACCCCCTGCTTATGCAATCGTTGCAAGGCTTTTATCCGTCACTTTGTGCGATCGGAAATTTAACAACAACGCAAGATGCCGCAAATCAGCCAATCGAGACATTTGTTGCAAATAAAGATTTACAAGCTATTCCATGCTATGTGCAACCGGCGCAGGGTGCGGAAACGCGCCAGCGAATGCAAGTTGTAGAGCTAAATCAATGGTTGATCGGCTTGCAGGGTTTCTACCCGCAAATTACACAGGCAGATCAAGCGTTCGTTGATGAAGTGATCTATAACATCATTCGTGTGGCACACGACGATCATGAAACAGCAACGTATCTCACTTGTGAAAAGGTATCGTAATGCCGCCGTCAATGTACGTAAAGAATGAGAAAGAAGTACTTGCGGCGTTCAAGAAGCTTGATAAGCTTTCGCAGGCTAGCACTTTACGCAATGCTGTTACTGCTGGATTACAGCCAATTAAAAATCGTGTTGTTGAATTAGCTCCGTTTCTTACAGGTACGTATCGACGCGCAGTTAACACAGAAATTGCTGTAGAACGTGATGGATACTGCGAAGGTGTAGTGGGCACAAATCAGCCGCAAGCTAGGCGCCTTGAATTTGGATTTAACGACATAGATAGTTTGGGCCGCACATACCATCAGCCGCCGAAACCACACTTTCGACCTGCATTCGATGAAAAAAAAGCAGATGCAATTGACGAAATGCGTGCCTCTTTGCGTGATATTTTAATGGCACTCTTGTGAGCTTGTACACGGCACTTGTCGAAATGCATAATGCATCGGTAGGATTGACAACGGCGGTCGGAAACCGAGCATACCCGATTACCGCACCGCAAAATCCAGTCTACCCATACTACACATTTCAACGTATCAGCACGCCGCAACGAGTAGGATCACACGGCGGTGATAGTAAGCTAGAACAAGTACGTGTACAATTTACGCCAAATGCTAAGACGGCGATCGAGGCTGATGCGATAGCCGAAACAATTAAGGCGGCATATATCGGTCTGACCGGCGTGTACGCTGATCAATACATCGGCGGCGTCACGTTTGCAGGTGATTTAGATGACTATGAGCCGCTGACGAAAACCTACAAGCGCATGATCGATCTGTATATCTGGTTGCGCCCGGCGCCTTGATAGGATCGGCTCCGCAATATCGAGGAACCCGCTGTGTCAGGCTGGCACGCTGGCACGCGAAGGGCTAAGGTAGATGGAAGGCATGACAAGCGCTAGGAATGGCGCCCAGCGCGTTCTAGGGGCTATTCCGTAAACGTGTAAGAAAAGAGGACCGACATGGCACGCACAACGCTAGTGAAAACAACACCTATTCCGTCATATCCGTCCCTACCTGTATCGGCAAATCTTGCTGATATGACATTTACTGCCGTCACCGGAAGTAGTGGGAGTAGTGGAAATCAAATCCAATTTGGCACAACAGAACCGCTAAATGTGATCGTTTGGAATAGTGATGCTGCAAATCCGTATACAGTTACATTTACTAGTGTCGCTGATCAATATGGCCGTACAGGCGACGTAGGGCCTTATACGCTACAAGCGACAGAGCATGCCGTGTTTCGTTTTAAGCGCGCTGGCTGGCGTCAATCAGATGGCTATCTGTACTGTGAAGGTAATAATGCCGCGATCAAAATCGCCGCGTTCGATGACTAGGCGCGTTGATAGCATAAGTACATAATTGAGGAGTAACAACCATGTCCCAAGCTGTCAATGCGTTTGGTACAACGATCACCAGAGACGGGGTAGAGATCGCAGAAGTTACACATATTGGCGGTCCCGGTCTCGCGCGCGATACAATCGAAGCAACACATCACAAATCGCCTAATATGTGGCGTGAATATATCAAAGGGTTAAAAGATGGCGGAGAGGTATCGATAGACCTCAATTTTATGCCCTTTGACAGTACACATAATGCTGCTACCGGCATTCTTGCCGATTTTAGCGATGATACTACTATCTCTACATGGGTAGTAACATTCCCCGATACAAATAATACGCAATGGACATTTGACGCGATCGTAACGGGATTTGAGCCTGACGAACCATTTGACGACAAATTATCTGCATCTGTAACGTTAAAAGTATCAGGCGAACCTACACTAGCGTAATTTTAGAGGAGTAATCGATCATGCCCCTAATGACCAGACGGCAGGTTAGTGAAGTAAAACTGCGTACACGTATTGTTGATGTTCCGACGTGGCGTACACCTGACATAGCCTCAGATGAAATGCCGCAAGTGCTTGTACGCGGCCTTATGGGTGACGAGCGCGACATATACGAGCAATCGCTTATGCGCGTGTCAGGCATGGGCAAGAAAACAACGCAACAGTTTACGCTTAAAGGCGCTCGTGCCCGCCTTGCTGCAATGGGCTTGCTTAATCCAGACGGATCGCAGATGTACGATGTAAATAATCACAGCGATCTCAAAGAGCTTGGCAGCAAGCCTGCCGATGGTCTAGAGGCTGTTATCGATGCCATCATGGAACTATCTGCAATCGCGAAAGACGAAGACGCGGCAGAGGCGCAAATCGAGGAAAACGCCGCAAATTTTCCGAGCATGGTAGTAAATGGTTCTGGTACAAGTTAACGCTTGCAATAGGCGGGTGTACGGTTGCTGAACTGCAATCGCGCATGACAAGCAAGGAATATGAAGATTGGAAAGCGTTTTACCAAGTAGAGCCATTTGGCGATGCGCGTGCGGACTATCGCGCGGGAGTAATTGCATCAGTTGTTGCTAATGCGAACAAAAAGAAAAGTGCGCGACGTGTAAAACCGCTCGATTTCTTTCCTTCCTGGAAACGGCGTAAACAATCATGGGAAGAACAACTATCAATCGTCGAAGCATTGAATGTAGCATTTGGGGGCAAGGATTTACGCAAAAATCCGGTTGATACATAATCAACCGGATTCTTTAATAGTATGACAACACTCGCTAAATTGCTTGTCGGACTGGGACTAGACGCCTCAGAATACGACAAAGGGCTAGATCAAGCTGAGACAAAAGCATCTGGTTTTGGCAGCAAAATCGGGGGCTTTCTTGGCAGTGCTATGAAGATGGGCCTTGCTGCTACAGCTGGCGGTGTTATTGCAGCTATCGGCGGTATTGTAAAGGGTGTTGCTAGTAACGCAGAATTTGAGCGATATCAAACGCAATTTGGGGTACTGCTTGGATCAACGGAGAAAGCGAAAGAGCGCCTTGCGGACTTAGCAAAGTTTGGCGCGCAAACGCCGTTTGAGTTACCAGAAGTAGTCAATGCCGATAAAATCTTACAGGGTTTCGGTTTGCACTCGGAAGAGGCCGCAAAGAAATTCGGTTTCAGCGGTGCGCAAATTAGAACGATAGCAGGTGATGTTGCCTCTGGCACTGGATCATCGTTCGAGGAAATGTCACTTCTACTCGGAAAGTTTTCAGCCGGCGCAACTGGAGAGGCAATTTCGCGCATGGCTGAATTAGGCATTGCTAGTAGAGCTGATCTCGCTAAGATGGGATTGGAGTTTGATAAATCCGGGGCATTGTTGTCGCCGTTACCTAAAGCGATGAATGTTGTCTTGAAGCTCATGCAAGACAAATACGGCGGTATGATGAATGCTCAAAGTGCTACATTCGAGGGCATGATGAGCAACTTACAGGATTGGGTATCTGGTACACTTAGAACCGTTTCTGCACCTATATTTGACGTAGTTAAGACGCAGCTAGGCGAATTACTGACATTTCTAGGATCACCAGACACACAAGCGATGCTTACGAGTTTTGCCGATACGCTTGCATCTGGAGTAGGGTCAGTAATCGATTATATTAGTAACACAATCATACCGAACGCTATTAGTGCGTGGAATATGCTTAGCGGTATATTTGAAACAGTACGTGTTGTTATACAAGGATTTGCAGATGAAATACAAATACTATTGGGCAACGATCCTACAGCATTTGGCACATCATGGTTAGATACGATAACTGAGTTAGGCAGCGGATTAGGCACCTTCTTACAGCCAATCCTTGACGTGGTAACAACACTGTTAGGAAGGATTGCAGAAATCGTTACACCGTTAATACCTGATTTCTCAAACCTAAGTGCTACAGTACAAGATAACGGCTTTCCGCAACTAGGTGCTGCACTTGCAATAGTACATGATAGCCTTGTTACATTTAGCGATTTTGTAAAGCAAAACGCTGATGCTATTCTCGCGGGTTTGGCGGCAATCCTCGTGACGATAGTTGTACCTACGTTTATCGCATGGGCAGCAGCAGCTGGCGCAGCAGCAATTGCTACAATCGCGGCACTCGCACCTGTGTTGATACCGCTTGCACTAATCGGCGCCGCTGTTGCGCTGTTATATACTGCTTGGAATACAAATTTTATGGGTATTCGTGATATCCTAATGAACATATGGAATACATACCTATTGCCTACTTTTACCGCTGTATCTGCATGGTTAACAACAAACATTCCTGTAGCTATTCAAGCTGCATCTGATTTTCTTAACAATACGCTTATACCTGCATTCAATGCTGTGTGGTCTTTCATTAACACGTATGTTATACCGATCATAGTAGCATTAGTAACCGCACATATCGCCGCGTTAGAAGCGGCGATCCAAGCCTTGAGTAGTTTCTGGACAAATATACTTTTGCCAGCACTACAGGCAGTGTGGGGCTTCTTGAACGCATATATCATTCCGATTATTAAGGCACTCGTGAATGTGAATATTGCAGCACTAAGTCTAGCCTTGCGCATGCTCGCGGCCGTCTGGCAAAACGTTATCTTACCGGCGTTGCAAGTGGCATGGAACTATATAAATACGTATATTGTGCCGATATTTGTAAAGTTGTATGATGAAGTAATCAATCGAGGATTTAAGCCAGCGCTTGAAAGCGTTGCATTTTTCATTCTTGGTACACTAAATCCTATGTTTATGGCAGTAGTTGCGGCGATCGATAGTCATCTTAAACCTGCGTTCGAGACGGGTCAAAGTGCAGCTAACGGTATTCGTGATGCGTTTAATTTCATCAGCGATGCCGTATCAAAGGCGATCGATTGGATCAACAAGGTTGCTGATGCGTTAAACAACATTCAAGTGCCAGACTGGTTGCAGGGTCATTCACCACCACCTATGGCGAATTGGTTTAGCGCCATTGGGCAATCAGCATTAGATGCCGGTAACATGCTAAATCAATTTCATACGCAGGCATTAACAGCTAATACTGCCGTAGCACAGTTAAGCGCTGGGTTACATAATCTTAATTCGGGTATCAATCTTGACGCTGTAGTTAATCAACGTGACAACCATGGCAATAACGACATTGCAAATCGTTTACGCGATACGGCAAATCAGAATAATAATGGCAGCTTAAATCTTAATATCACAGGAAACTATCGGCATCAAGATGAGCGTACACTACGGGACGAAATCCGCATGCAAGCGATGTTAAATAATATCAATCCTACAGGGTAACGACTGTGCAGTATCAATGGGTTTACGGCGTTGACACGTATGAATTAAGTGATAGTTCGCCTTTCGAGGTTGTATCTATCGATGGTATTGATAATACCGCCGTTACTCCTATTACAGAGCAGGGACCGCTACAAGACGGTGACACAGACCGTGATATGCGTCTAGAGCCGCGCGTTATACAAATGGTTATTCAAGCACGTACGAAAGCGGCATTTCCGCATGAAACAAATAGGGCACTATTTAATGCGATGTTTGCGCCTAGTAGTCAGCTTGGCAAGCTACGAATAACGTATAACAACGGAAAAGTATATGAAATCGTTGCGCGTTGTTTGGGTAATACAGGTTTGCGACGCGATCTCGTAAGTGAACAACTGCTTAAAGCCGGCGTTGCGTTACGTTGCCCTGATCCTTTATGGTACAATCCCGTACAAAATATCATTCCGTTTGCTCTTGCGGCTGGGGGAAGTGCATTCACCGTTCCGACACCTGTTCCTACCCCGGTAGGAACTAGTACGCTAAATCAGACCGTTGTGTTAACGTATGCCGGCACATATCGTGAATTCCCGTTAATTGTGATAAATGGCCCTATTACCGATCCAAAGATCACAAATACAACAACTGGAAGGAAAATCGATCTTACTGGCATAACAATTGCAAATGCACACTATTACACGATCGATCTACGCTACGGACGCAAGTTTGTGTACAAAGATGGCGTAACAACTGATCTACGCACAGGTGAAGTGACAACTGACAGTCAACTAGCTACGTTCGCGATAGAAGCGAACCCTATAGCTACACATGGGATCAATACAATTCAGGTAACGGGATCAAGTGTAAATAGCGCAACATCTGCATATATGCAATATTACGATCGGTACGCCGGTATTTAGGAGTACATCATGGCCGAAGATAGCATGCTATGGAACACTACTGGTACCGGCGATGGTCCCAGCGGTGGATATACACAAGCGAATTGGGTTGATTACCACCGTTACTTCTACTTGCCGGATAACGAAACGACAGCCGGCGTTATTCCACGCAAAGGAAACAAGCTTGTTGTAACCGGGACTGCTAGCCCGATCGCGGTAGATACTGGCGCCGCGTTTGTCTATGGCTTTTTTTATAAAAACACGGCGTCATTGCCGTTGACGATCACAACACCTACGCTTGGCACGACAGGCTTTCGTGTCGTTTTGCGCGCGTCATGGGCAGCACAGACGGTCAGGGCAGTTGTTGTTAAGAATAGCGACGGCGTTGCTGCAATTCCAGCAGCAACGCAAACAGCCGGTACTACGTGGGAGATTACGCTAGCGACAGGTACAATCACAATAGGCGGCGTGATTGCGCTTACAGATGCGCGCGTGTACTTGAGTATCGGAACAATTGTCACCGGAAGCATGCTCGATACAACGGCAGCAGATGCAAGTACACTCGAAGTTGCAAGCGGCTCTATGCGCATTAAGGACGCAGGTGTAACAGCTGCCAAACTCGCGGCGGCAGTAGCAGGTAATGGCCTAGCTGGCGGAGCTGGTACTGCACTTTCCGTTAACGTCGATAATAGCTCAATTGAAATCAATAGCGACACGCTACGTGTAAAAGCATTAGGTATTACGCTAGCAATGCTTGCCGCCGATAGCGTAGACGATACGAAAGTAGGCAATCGTGTACCTGCGTTAATTCGTCGTATTGGTGGTGATGCTACTGATTGGAGCCAATATGGCACTACTATATATACGCCCACAAATGTACGTTTCCAAACGGGAGTAACACGTGTTGTGCTATCTGGCGGTTCGGGATCAACAACTGTCAATCTTCCTGTGGTATTTGGCGGTGAACCTCTCGTTGTTTGGGGTTTAAGTTACTGTACAGTCGATCAACCAATGAATTATATTGTCAATGTGAATACGGCAAATCAATTCTTCTGTCAAGTTAATCCTATCGGTGGATTTCCTACCGCTACAGGGGAAGCTATTTTTGATTGGTTAGCAATAGGACCTGAATAACATGAGACAGTTTACGATCTTGGCTATCTTAGTACTAGTATGCGCAACTATAGCGCATGCACAAGAAACCGCACCGGTGTTAAATATTATCGGCCATGCAGAGCCTAGACAAGTTGTTGCATATCAGGAAGTAACATACGTAGCTGATATTTATAGTACGTCGGAGGTTACAGAAACGATGCATCTCGTTGCAACAGCAGAGCCGTGGGTACGATTAGATGTTGCAGGTATTTTGCAAGACACGTCATTAGGTCCTGTCGATTGTGTCCCCAGTCTTGTAAAGTTAGATTGCCAAATACCTATTAAAGTAGGGTACCCCGTATCAATGTTTGTGCAATTGCAAGCACCAAATCTTGCAAAATGCGATCCGTCAATTGCATTACATATCGCTGCTGATTTGCCTAATCGGCATTCTGAAGCGGTCATTCAGGTACCAATAACAGATGGCACTAAATGTACATATCTTCCAATAATTGACGTTAGTAACAATCCACAAGGCTAATGGCAGCTGAAGCATACATAAAAATCAAGAACGGTACAACGGGCGCATTAAAATCCATTATCACAGCTGCGGGACGCAATATTCCGTCCGGCGAAAGTGCCGATAATGGATTTCTCTCACTTGTGTGGAGAAAGAAGCGCAACGATGTACATCAGTGTGATTTTGTACTTAACTATAATCACCCTGATGTTGCGCTACTGAGCGACAAAGATCAGATTGAGGTTATCCGATCGGACTTTTCACGTGGAATAGCAGAATACACATCATTCGACGGCGTATACCGTGATGCATTCGTTAAATGGGATACACAATCACGCAAACCAATGACGTTTACAGCTCGTGCATTTTCTTACGAGCATTTTTTGATGTGGCGCGATATAGATTACTATGCTGGCAAGCCGAATTACACAAAATTCACGGCAGCGAAAGCTGAAACGATCCTAAAGACGCTTGTTGATACAAATCTAGGCGCTAATTCACTTGCATCGAACGGACGTAAAGAGGACGGTGCCATGACAGGATTTTCGATCGAAACCGATAGCGCACGTGGGAATACGCTTTCGATTGAAATCTCTCATCAAAATTTACTTGACGCATTAAAGAAGATCGTTGCATCAGCTGGCGGCGATTTCAAGGTAACACGCACAGGTGCTACTACGTTTCGCTTCGATTGGATTGCAAATACAGACCGATCAACAGGATCAAGCGCTGTTATTTTTTCAGTTGAAAATAATAATATGGGTAATCCACATCTTGCAATGGAACGCTCGAAAGAGCGAACAGTGGCGTTTGTAGGGGGCGCTGGTGACGGACCGACGCGCATAGAACGTGCAGTACATGGCACAAACTACAGTAGCACAAATCGAATGGAAATGTTTGTTGATGCGCGCAATAGCGGAACAGATACAACGATCCTTGATGGATTAGGCGCAATTAAACTAGAGGAAGTGCGGTATCGATCTGTATTGCAGTATGACGTGATCCAAACAGAAAAAACGCAAGTAGAACGTGATTACTTTTTAGGTGATAAGGTAAAAGCTGTTTTTGCAGGTGTGTCTGTAGCGCAATATGTTGATGAAATTATATTTACTTACCATGACAGTAAAGAAGAAGTATCTGTGTCTATGCTAGATATATAATGCTGCCAAGTATTAGCGCCGCACATCAGCGCATACAAGAATTAAAATCCGTAAGTGTACCACGCGGCATACGAGCGCGCGTCTATAACAGCGCGAATATTGCGATCACAACCGCAACGCTTACAGCGCTGACATTTAACAGCGAACGATATGACACAGATGCATTTCATTCGACTGTTAGCAATACGTCGCGTCTTACAATCCCGTTTGATGGCTACTATCGCGTAACAGGCACGATAGCTTGGGCGGCAAATGCAACAGGATCGCGACAAGCGCGTATTGTGTTAAATAACACAACGATACTAGCGCTCGTACTCTATCCTGTTAGTCACGCTACGGAAGTATCTATTATGCAGGTAACAGCGGATTATTTTTTTACAGCTGGAGATTATGCGGAGCTTGTTGTATTCCAAAACAGCGGCGGTAACTTGAACGTTACCGCCGCTGGAAATTACTCACCTGAATTTTGGATCGATCGGCTAATCACATAGTAGCCGCTTTATTACAGCATAAAGGCCCCGGCGAAAGGGATCGCCGGGGCCTGAATAAACCGTGTTACCGCCTATCCTGCGAAGCACGGTAGGCTGCGCAGACGCTTTCCCAGTCTATCGCAATGGCCTCAGCCTCTTGCCTGCTATGCGGGCCGCTTACCGTTGTGGTTCGGTCCTCTTTTGGTTTTGGTTGTCCACTTACAACCTCTACAACCTCAGCATAGCCGTAGGAGCTTCCGAGGCCAGATGTTCCGTAGCGCACCACGGCGTAATAGCCCTCCTCTCCCCGTTCCGACAGCCGCGCGATCTCTTGTTCTAGTTCGGCGATCTCTTGTTCGATACCCATTGTCTCATTTCCTTTCCTGCCCGCCGCACGGCGGGACAATTAAAAGCCGCTATTTGTGTCTACGTGCGTTTGCCCGGCCGTCGCACTAACAAGCGATAGACGACCTTTCAGCCATGGCCTATCTCCAGCCGGCCCGGCGTACTCGCGAACCTCAATCACGTCAGCAGTACTATCGACGCGGAGCCGTGCAATATACCGATACTGGTTTGCGCCGCGATTGCCGTCCTGGCCTTTCACAGTTAATTCTATGACGGTACTTTCCGGCAAGTCAAACTCGAACCGATCCCAAGAGTGATGCTTATCATGCTGCAAGCGCTCTTGCGCCTTTGCTTGCCTGTAGCCTAAGTACTCCGATCCGATTTTAGCGTAAACGCGGCTCATGCTTGACGTGTGGCTCTCGTTACCAAGCGTTGCGATGATCTTCATGATAGTTTACCCTTTCGCCTAACCTATCGAGCCTTGCAACGCAAGTATAACACAGGTAGGTAGATTTTGTCTAGTATTTTTTCGATGTGTTTTCGTGTTGCAATATCGTCTTTTCACGATATAGTAAAATCGGGAATTTTTGAGTACCAGCGCGTAGGAAAGCTACCATCTGCAAGACGTTCAATATCAGCCTTCCATGCAACCTCTGGAAACCAATATTCTCCCAGGTGTGTCATGGTATTGAGCATAAAATTTGCACACCTTTCAGCTTGTGCGATCGGCACTTCGCAAATGATACTGTCGTGCCATGTGCCGCATACCTTGTAGCCGGCTGCGTCTAATTCGACAATCGAAAGCAACGTTAGATCGCTCGCACCGCTAGCGACCGGCATATGTACCGATGCTTTCCGTATTTCGTCAAAGTTATCATCTGTGATGATCGGAAATCGCCGCTTTCGACCGAAACGCGATTGCACGTAACCGTGTGAGCGTGCAAAACGGAACTGCTCTTGTTGCCAGTTTCGAGCCGTAGGCATACGAGCAAGCATGCGATCCAAAACTGGCTTGATTTGCGCAGCAGTAAGCTTGCCCCCCAGCATGCCGGCGATCCCGTTTGGCCCCCCTAGATAGACAAGCCCTCCAAAAACCACATTTTTCGCGGTCGTACGTCGTTCTTTCCAATAGCTGCTAATGTCTCTTACGCCTTGATAACGCTTGTCGTCAGGCCAGTACCAGGACTGCGTAAGCATATCGTATGCTGCGTCATCTACAAGCTGGTTGCCCTCAAATAGCATTTTGCATGCTTCCCCGTGCGGATCGCGATTTTCGTTGAATATCGAAAGCAAGAACGGCTCTTTGCTCATGGCAGCAAAAACCCGCAACTCCGCTTGTGAGAAATCCGCGATCACCAATACATGACCTGGCCGCGCGATAAATGCGCCACGAATAGCAGCGCCGTATTCATCGTCACCCGGCCGTGGAATACCATGCAGAGCATCTGTTGCACTCAATCGACCGATCTCAGTTCCATGAATGAGGTAATTGATATGCACGCGATCGTCAATATCCGCCATTGCTAATAGTTTGTTAACGTATGTGCCTCGTATCTTTTCCAAGCGTCGATAGTGCATGAGCGCATCAATAAAGCCGCTTGTATCGTTTGGTTTGAGCGAAAGCAGATTTTCTTCCTGCGTTGATCGCGCGTCGGTCTTATATCCGAGCCGTGCTGTATGTCTCAGTTTTAATACATCGTACAGGAATACTTGTACCTGCTGCCACGATCCTGGATTGAAATCGTTGCGCATGCGACTGATACACCGCGCGTACGTAGTGCGATCCTTGATCCAATCTGCTTTAGGTACAACAATGTTACCTGCTTGCAACCACAGCAATAAACGCTCTTGTACTATTGCATGGATCGTCTGTGCTTGCTCTACTATCTTAGTATCTACGTGTGCTCCTACCTTTTCAAGATAGGGCTTGTCTACCATGATGCCGTTTTGCTCTACATGAGCAATCGCGTTTGCAACTGGCGTTAAAACGTTAAGGAAAGGCCAATCAAGCAATTGCTCTTGCTCCAATTGAGCCTTAAATAGCGGCCAAAGTGCAAGTGTAGCAGCAACGTCGATTGCGAGATATTCATATAAGCGATCTTTTGGGACTAGTCCGTAACGGCGATCCTCTTTTTTGATTTTGTTTTCCTCAAACCACGACGTGATCAATCTGTATTCGTAGTCATCTTCGCATTCGAGCCAATCTTGTACAAGCCCTTTTAATCCATGCTTCCCTGTTTCGTCTAACACGTAATGCGCTAGCATTGTGTCATACGCAAGCGTGACGCTAATATCGCCATGATCTAGATTGTGTTGATCAAATTTACCGTTGTGTGCAATAGGTTTACCACGATCGAACGCCGATTGCACTGCTTGATATACATCGTAGTGATTGGCATGTAGTATGAACTCAAATGGAATGACAACTACTTGGTTAGGTCGCCATGCCACGCCAAGCGCTAGTACCTGTGCAGCGTCTTGTGCTGGCGTATCGTACCATTGCAGGTGATCGCTTTCCACGTCGAAAGCAAGTATTGCACCTTCCGGCATGCGATTGAGGTATTCAATCACACGATGTTTATTTGACGCATCGCAGGGGATATATCGTACGTCCTTTGTGTTAAATGGTTTAGTTACACGCTGATTTACACGGTTGCTCACTTTGCGAAAGTCACTAAGCATATCTTGGAAATATTGCGGCGAACGCAGCACATATGCCGGGTGATACGCGGGCAGCACATCGAAGTGCGCTATAGTGTACCACTTTCCGCGCCTAGACGTGATCGATCCATGCAGATGTGCTGTAGCGTGCGAGAGACGATCAACAGCAGCAAGCGCGATATTCCCCATCGGCACAATAACGTGCGGAGATACGCTATTTATCTCATGTGCCAAGCGCGGCGCGCATGCTGTTACGGCACTGTCGGGCGGATCGGCATTTCCAGCCGGCCGACAGAGCACAGCATTTGTACGACCGATTGACGCAGGATCGATACCTGCATACCGCGCTATGTGGTCTAGAAGCTGCCCAGAAGGTCCGACAAACGGCTGGCCCATCTGTACCTCGGTTGCACCTGGGGCTTCCCCTACGACCAGCACAAACGCACCTGGGGGCAGGTGCGAAGGCACACAAGGGCGATCGGCTAGTGGGCAATGGACGCAATCAGCGTACGGCGCTTTTGGCTCTATCATTGTGCAATCCCCATGATGGTAGCAGCATATGTATAGATTATTTTCTGTGGGGTAAATTTAGTATGTGTCGATGTTATAATGAATACATGGTTCTCTGCTACACGTATACCCTTATGTCGTAACATTTCGGAGTATATTGTGCGCCTAAAATCTCTTGCTAATGCGGATTTCGCATCTGGTGAGATATTACGATCTATATACAATTTTCTATAAATCGGCACTTGTTTTTGCCCTTTGCTCTATATATGCGCATAGTCGATTGTATATCATTTGACGTTGCGCACGAACTAGTAAATTGTCTGCGGTTTGACTAGACAGTTTGGGTATCGTTCACACACCCTTTAACATTGCTTTCATTGTATCGTGTAGTAGTGTTTTAGTCGTATATTCTAGATCATTAGGGAACTGGTCTGCGAAGAGCCTAAATACATATGTAATACCTTGCCGAATAATTTCTTGCTCTGTGAAAAGTGCATGATAGCGGTATGCGTGCATGTTTATCTTCTCTCGCCTCAATATGCCCTTGTCGCATAGCTTATTAGCGAGTGTTGCAATAGTTGTGTACGCGATTGTACTATTGCCGTCGCGGTGTAATTCGCGTGCTACAGCACGCAAAATCGTTCCTCCCGGCCGTTTAGCAATTGCGCGAAAAACAGATACCTGGCTTTCGCCGCCTAGAAACATCGCTAACCCTGTTTCCTTCAGGTAGATACGATTAATTTCCATCTTTTTTAGCTCCTCTAGTTTGTCGGTCTTTTTGAACATTGCGCCTTGTGCCCTCTCACAGCTGGCTCACTTTTCGACCAGTAACCGCAACCATATGGACAGTAATGCCGCGCTTCTATCTCGCGTTGCTTGTCTGCGATCTCCCGATTGTGTTGATGAATGAGCAAGCCATATACGACGTTTACAAACGTCAATGGTAATGCATGCACAAGTATTAACACAAGTGTGATTAAGATATGCCAAACTGGTCTCGCGTTTTCGGGTAGAATTGCATCGATTTGCTGTGCTAATTCATAGTGGTATGCGGAGTACATCGTAATATACATGACTGCCGTAAGCGCTCCGGCACCTAGTACAACGTAGTACCACCTACCGCGCTTAACACCTACCATTGCCAGTGTGCCGATATATACCCACTCGTACGCGAATGCTTGCATATAATCGAGCGGAAATGGGAACAAGCCGCTGTGCCCAGCAAACTGAGCACTCGCGTACGCCGCCGCTGTACTGATCAGGAACATAGGCATGTAGATTTTAATACCGTGTAATGGCACTTGGACGGCAATCCATGTGACAGTTGTAACGATCTTGAGAAGACTGTCAAGCGTTTTATATCCGGTTTCGATTATACGCCTAGCTGGCAATGTAGCTGTTGCATAGCTCATGGTTAGCTCCCCGTTAGCTCACAAATAGCTCTTTTGAGGCTTTCTAATCCTCTCCTAAAATCTGTCCTGCAATCGTCCAATCGGCATTCTCGAATATCAACCCATGCTGCAAGCGCGCATCTTCTCTTGAAATTCCTTTACTACGGAGTTCGACCAGGCGATCGATCATATTCCGTCCGTCCGTCCGCTGGGCGCCGTTCCGTCCGTTTTCTGCACCTACGGGACGGACGGACGGCGGCGCCCATAGGCGGGATTTGGCATCTATATGCTGTGTAGCCATTGGGAGCAAGCCCGATCGGTCTAGCAGTTCAATACGACCGCCGATTTCTGATGTTGCGGGGTATTGCGTGCCGATCAAGCTTTCGTATAGCTGCACTTTGCGCGCGTGATCGGTTTCCTCTCGCGCGATCATAAGCCTGATTGATTGTGTATCGAGCGCAATGCGGAAAAAGTTACGGCGCAAAGGGCCTGACAAACCCAAATCCTCTACATTCGCTGTCTGTGTTAAAAGGATTAGCGATATGCCGATCTTCCGAGCGCCACTACCCATGATTTCAGCAAGCAGCGTCCAATAGTTAACTTGTTTTCTACTGCCGTGATCCAAATTTTCCTTAATCAAAAATGCTTCATCTACCAGCACATTTAAGCGTGTAAAATAATCTTCTGGCATTTCCTGTTCTGTTACAAGTAAATGCTGATGCCGCGCGTTGATGCGCGATTTGTACTCGTTAAACACATCACTAATTGCGCTTACCACATCATGCCAATCTTCGCCGCCGCCGCGTCCAGCAATACCGTACCAATTCGATGAGTGAGGATCGATCACGAATAGCAATTCGTTTGCTTGCAAACGCGGCAGTAGGATCGCTTTTGCCGTGACAGTTTTTCCTTCCCCTGTTGCACCTGCTAGAATGACATGCGGGTGATCGTTTGCGATCGGTATCCAAAAGTCTGGCTCTAGCGGCACAAGCGTTGTGCCTGCGTCCGTGTCAAGCACTTGCTGTGTGTTTCCGCTATCGGTCCTATTCGAGAGCGAAAGCGCATTCACGCCGCGATACATTTTGTGCCGCGCGATAGCAGTTTCCATTACTGTTGCGCTTTCGTAACGCGTGGATAGGAGTGCTACTACTTGCGGCGTTGTAAGACGATCGAAAAGATCAGCCGGCTGTTGATCCCCATAGCGATCAAGCACAAGATTTGCTTTATTTGCCAGCGCGTTTTCATAGCGCGTTCGTGTCCAGTATTTTAATCCTAGATGCAAACACACAAGTAGCATAGGCAGAAAAAATACAACGGCAAATCCGATCGGCTCCGCAGCATCTAGCGACCGACACGTGTAGTAGCGTTCTACGCGCATGCAGTAGAGCCATTTCCACAACGAGTAAATGATGAAAAAGACGACAAAACACGTAAGGCCGGCGATTGCCAAAACGGCGTATACACGAAAATCAACCATACGCAGTAGCGGCGGCTTGTAATCGCGTTGCGCGCGTACGTAACTATCATCGTATCCATGCTCGTTATCGTCAAACGCTTCTCTACCTTGTCGATTGACGGTAATCAATCCATTGTTACTCATAGCACACCGTCCCAATACTCTGCTACTAGTTCGGCATAATAATCTATTGTTTCTTGATAGCACGCCGCGCAAGACACAAGCAAATTGTCATTATCATTGTGATACGCGGTATTTATTCGCCGCATGCGTGTTGTGTTATCTATCCGATCGCAACACGGGCAAACTGGCATATTTACATCTGCATCAGTTACAATATACGGCACAAATTCTGCAAATTGTCGAAACAAAAAATATTCATTTGCAGCATTCATAATCTATTTTCTTTCTCGCGCGTGCTATACAGCCCGCCGTTTGTATAGCACGCGCGCTAGTCCGACTACCGATTAGAGCAGATCGTCAACTTTGCGCCGCGATCCAAGTGGTAACACCTTCGATATGCTGTTGCGCGGTGGATATGGCTCTTGTGTTTCAGGATTGATCCCTTCGCCTGCCTGGATTGTGAGTGCGATAATCGCACTCTCGCCTAGCAAGTTTTCGGGATTAATTTCACCCTTGAAATCGCTGGCATACCCGATCGCTGCGAGAAACTGCCGCACGCGCCATAGCGCGGTCTCTGTGAAGACAAGGTTGTCAAATATCTGCCGGTGGTAGTATTCTCCGTCGTCATCAATGCGCCAGCGCAGCTTGATCATCGGATTGCCGGCTTTACTTATGCCAGCTTCAGCCTTGACGATTGTTGCATCATACTGCCCTGCTGGTACTGGCGCACTAATGTCCGGGACTTTCGCGAAATCGATCACGAACCCCGTTTCCGGCGTATCGGTAGCATCACCCTTATAATCTTCGCCGCCCATCGGATCAACGAAGAGACTTGGATCGATCGGTTCCGGTTTGTTTTTAGATGACATTGTTTACTCCTGTTTATGTTGTGTTTTTGTTTAGTTTCGGCTATTGCATGCGCCGCGCATTTGATTATGCTTCGATAGGTACCTTTCTGCTATGCTTGTGCTCCTATTGCGTCTAACAGTTTCGGTACTGTCGGATCGCCCATGTAAATGCTATCACCGATTGAAATGCCGCCTAAGTGGTGTTGATCCTTCGCATATACAAACCTATTTTCACGCAGTTGTGCAATCGTGTATGCATTGCGCATTTCAGGCGCTTTTATTACTTCTATCTGCGCAGCTGCACGATTGCACAGGCGCAACACTGCAAGCGCTTCACCCGGAAGCTCTGTGACGGCCTGTCCTTGCAAGCCTGGCTCCGTATACTGGTACGCTGTAGCAGCAATGCCAGGCGACGTGTAGCGTATATCTGTGTGCTCTAGACACGAAACCAAGACATGAATGTTTCGATTACGCAGCTGTTGCAAGAAGCACGATGCAATGACGAGCATTTGACGCAATACGGCGGCGTATGTCGGCCATTCCGGCTTTAGTGGCACATCGCCGGGCTGTAAATCTTGCCCTAGCACGACGTTAAACGATTGGCGTTGTATCGCCGTTACGCCGTCAAATATCAATGTTTTGTATCCTGGTGTACAACCCTTCGCAACCATTGGGTGACTGTCAGGTTGCCCCTTGTCAAACCAATCGAAAATCACGTTAAGCTCGGAAAGCTTTTGCAAGCGTACGACGTATGGTACACGCCCTAGTTTCCTAGGGCTTGTGCTATCACGTCGATTTGCAAGCGTTTCAGGGTTCCCTGAAACGTCAACGTGCAGTACAGGATAGGATCGGTCATCGTCGCATGCAGTTCCAAGAAAATGTGTCTTTCCACTCCCCGGCTTTCCGTACGCTAGCACGGAAAGGTACTTTGTGTAATCTAGATTGACGATTTGCATGTTGTTGCCCTGACTAGAATGGTTTATGCACAAGTAGGATAATATTGAGAATAATAAAAATAGCAATTAGACGCTTCTCTTCTACTGTCATAGTTCTTCGTCACCTTTCAAGTGGTACGTGTTTTGTTTGTAATTATTCGCTAACATCTGTTCGGCAAATTCGATTTGTCCTGTTTGGATTGCTAGACATGGTTCTCGGAAAATGCACCAATTACATCCCGGTTGACCGTGATGGTAGATCGGTACACGCGGATTTGTCATCTCGCGTGCAACTGCGTACAATTCGTCACGCGCCGCTTTTAGCTGCGCTTGCGACCGGCGGATCATGACACGCTCAAAAAACGGCTTGCCGTTATCGAGTAAGTGCTGCAAGAATTCGCCGTAGTAATGTGCAATAAAATCGCGTGTTGCGCGATGTGTATGATGTACGCGGATTGCCCCCAAATAATGCTCTGCGGTCGTATCGATCTGCTTATTCAACGAGAGCAAGCCGTTTTTTAATACTGCGGGCATTTCAGGGAGCGCTTTTCGGAGGATAGTATAAATAATCCCCGCGATCGGTTCTTTGAGGATTTCTTGCGCCGCTAGCGCGTATGCGTCGGCTTGCTCTTCTAGATCGAGCATCTTAATCCGTTGTGCTATCGATCGCTGTGTAGTCTTGATCTCCCATAGATAGAGCTTGTCATCTTGCCGATTGCGTACTACGCCGTCAAATCGCCCTGCAAGGCGCAAGTTGCGAGCGATAAAATTGCGATTTGTTCGCAGTGGCACATCGAAAGATTGTTCAACGTTCACGAAGTCTAGATCGCGATCGTTAAATGGTCCGTTGTATGCATTTGACCATTGTAGATAATGAGCTAGCATACCCTTACACAAATCGGCTTGCTCGTTGATTGTCGGCAGATTTGCGGTGTATATTGTCGGATAGTCACGACGTAACTCGAACGTTTCATGCTCAACAATTTGATCAACCGCACCGACAGGATTTTCGCCGTAATAATACAACAAGCGTATTGCAGCATGTATTACCGTTCCTGTAAAAAATGGCGCATACGGCGTAACAGGTGTTAGATTGCGGCGCAGCATCGATGAAAAGTCCCATCTCCTGCGACAATCCTTAAATACGAGCACATCAGAAATGTGTATATCAGGCATGCTACCCCCCAAACGCAAACGTACGGACGTATAAAAGAAACACAAACGCAAGTGTGACTGCTAGCGTAGCGTAACGATAGCGTATCTTGAACGTGTTTAACCATAGCCAATTCGAGAACATGAAAACAACTCCCATGATTAGCAGTACGTCGATTTGATCGAAGCAGGTTTTAATTGGTTGAAACACGTTAGACGCTCCTAGGATATTTGCGCAAAGTCTACACTTTCGGAGTAGTAACCGTTAGATATACCTAACCAGCGTACGGTTACATAGCCCTTTACGGTAGCAAACTTGTAAAACGTCCATGTGTAACACTCTTCATCTGTCAACACAGGCGCATCTTCGTTACTAACCTCTTCCGCCATGCGTAAAGGTACGCCGACCAGATCGTCAAGATCGCCTATGATCTCATCGATCGTTACGTATTCACAACAATCTTGCTCATGGTACAGCTTGTACTTCTCGCCCGTGAACGTCGTAAAAATCAGCTCTTCGTTATCACTGTTGACAACGCTTGTAAGCGTTTTGTTAACTAGTTCCGATATTTCCTTGTACATTACGCTACTCCTGTTAGTGCAAGCCACGATAGACGATTTCCACGTTTGATCCGCTTGCTCTGTTTCCGTATCTAAACGGCTCAGTACAAACAAATAGCCGTTATTTGGTAGGATCAGTATCTCGCCCAGCAAGTGCTAACACGTCAAGCTTATTTGCATATCGGTAGATATGCATTCGCCCTTCTGAGAGTAGTTGAGCGGCCTTTACAAGCGCCTGATAGGTTTGTGCAAGAATTGGGTCAACTAAGTCATCGTCGCGCGTTACGCCGTCAATAAGCATGTACACGGACGCAGCGTAATCACGTACTTGCCACTCTTGAAATTCAATGCTGTTTGCAAGGCTTGTGAGCGCTTGGTGTTCTTTCTTAGCGTCAATTGTGTCGGGTGTGACAAGATCGCGTTTCAACACATCTGGCACGCGCACCTGCGGCGCATTTGTGTCTGGGACGTCGGCTAGGAAAATTCCGGGATCGGTTCGCATGGCATGTTCCCCTTTCGTGTTGCGATCACTTCGATCGCGACTAGTATAGCATAGTTACGACCGTCCGTCAAGGTAAGTTTTATGGCTTTCTAATGCCGGAAAAGCGCAGGCATCAGCTACGGCGTCGGATTGCAGATCGCGTGCAGTTGCACCCTTCAGACCAGCGAAATCCCCTTTTAACCAAGCGTTAACTAGATCAACAGTTGACCATTTAGCCTCTAGGGTTTGCCGTACTAAGCTGTCAATCGTCGGTTGCCCGTGTCCGTCAACAGCTTCCAGGTACATAATTACACGTGGCTCCGTCGCTTGTAGATCGCGTTCCGTACGATCGATTGCTTGTGTCATGGCAATGCTTGACCAATGGCAATCGAGGAAAATGGTATTCCAAATATGTCCCAGATTTAGGCCCTCTTTTGCAGCATCGATAGTTGCAACGATACGCGGGTGATCTTGTGGGTTTTCGAGTACGCTACCACCGATATAGTGTGGTATGCCTAGTAAGTGTGCAACACGGATTGCCGTATCTCGAAAGCGCGTAAACACTAAAAGCGTGTCGTTAGGATTATCGTTGACATATTGGAGCAACCAATCGATTTTACCACCGTTTTCATCTGATCCAAGCAAACGCGGATCAACAGCTGCTTGTTGCAATCGAAGGATACGCGCCAAATGATTAGGTACAAGCATCGTTGATCCATCGTCACGTGCTAGATCGATCTCCGCTAGTTCGCGTATACGATCGTACAGAACTTGCTGAACCATTGTCATCTGTACGTCGATATACTGTTCGATTTTGGGCGGCAGTTGCGGAGCTACGTCACGTTTGGAGCGTTGAATAACATACGGCCCGATAGCACGTGTGAATTTCTCAGGATCGCGTACGCCTTTGATTGTTCTCGCGCCGCCTAGATCACCTTCATAATCGACATGCGCCCTGAAAAAGTCCCAGTATGACTTGAATATATCGGGTCGCAACCAGTTTAGTATACTCCAAATGTCAGCCGGATTGCGATCGTACGGCGTGCCAGTTAGAGCAATCTTGTGCCGCGCCTTGATTTGCTTAATCGCTTTTGTGCGTTGCGCGTCTTTGTTTTTAATGCGGTGTGCTTCATCTACTACTACAATCGCCCATTGTGTTTTTTGCAACGTCTTAAAATGCCGCAATACACTCTCATAGTGTGCAATGATCCAAAATGGCTTCTTGCTCGAAAAAGGTTGCGGTAACGGAGTTGACGCCTCTAAATCCATACCGATCGCATCAGGTACCTGATCGATGACCTCTTGCCACCACTGGGGCTTTAGATGCAATGGAACGATGATTAGTGCTGGTTTGTACAAATATTCCATTACACGTTTAGCAATTTCAACTGCAACGACCGTTTTACCCAAACCGCGATCGTCGGCAAGCAAGAAATTCTCTTCTAGACCCTTAAAATACGGCTCCTCTTGGTAGATACGTAGTGTTTTCACAGCATGCACTCCTGACAATGAGATACATATAAATGATGTATATCAGTCGCAAACGGCGTCGGTACAATGCTACAACCGACACTAATGCAGAAAAAAGGTCCGGAAGTCTTACCACAATAATCGCAGCGAACGGCTACAGGTTTGCCATATTTCAGTATTGTATCTAACAATAGAAAGCCTAAGCGCGGCAAACCCGTATCACGGTATTTCGGTATCTGTTGCATTTCACTACTCACAATGCTTGCTCCCTATGCATTAGTGTGTAGTAGCGCGCGTGTCGATATGCATCTTTTACATGGTCACTAGGTCCTACTGCTGCCCAGTCATAGCGTGGAATGTTAGCAGACTTTCGATCGCCCGGCTCTTGAAATCTAATACGATCGAACAATCCGTACATCTCCGCTTGTGCTTCAACAATACCGATAATACGTACACTCGGAAATTCGCTATTGATTTGCGCTTCCATCGTTTTAGGGTTGCGAAACAGCTTAAAGCGCTCTAGTAAGATAATTCCTATCTCTTCCTGATATTTTAGAAAAAAAGAGCGAAACCAGAGCCGATTGCTGAAACGTACCTCTAGTGCCGTGTGAACTGCGTATGTTTCCGTAATAATCCCAGACGGAAATTGAAATACACAAAAACCTGTCGTTCCACCGGGATCAATAGACACAAGTAGTGATTTCATTTCTACCCCAATACGATAATCAAATCGCGTTTCTTTAACTCTTGCTTGACGTAGTTACACAGCGCATCAGCATAATCGAGCGTCACGTGAGGCGTCACGCGATAGCTTGTCGGCAGAATAACAAACGTAGCACTAATACCGTATGCATGCATACGCATTTGTGTACGCTGCGCATATCCGATTGCATCTGCTTTCGACCAGAAAACACCAGCAAATTCGTCACCGGAAAACCATTGACCGAATGTACCAATAATGTCGCCACTACGCGGCTTGATGCATGCCTTGATTAATGCGCCCGCTTGCGGTTTGCCCAAACGATTATTGAGTGCTTTTAGATAATCTACGTCAAGAAATAGCAACCATGTGTCAGTCAAATCGAGCTTGGCGAGCGCCTTATCTAGCCCGTTTCGATTAAGACAACCAAACCAGCGTGATATACTGAGCGATTTATTTTCTTGTTCCAGGTGCGCAAGCTGCGCTTTTAGTCGCATGACGTATGCCAGGTTGTTCTTGCGCCGATCTTGGCACATGATGCATTACTCCTATGAGAAACTGCTAACGCAGTAATTAACCGATACCGTGAAAGTGTCTTAGATGATCAAGCTGCCCGCTTGCTGTGTCGTTATCACGTTCGGCTATAGACTGAGCTAGCTCTAGCTCGGTCTTGCGCACAAGTGCGAGCGCTCTGTCTACACGCGGTTTGTCGTTTGGCGCTGTAGCCTGTATGACGGCGAGATCGCACCTAGCATTGACATAGTTAACGATTGCTGTGAACATGTATGTTACTCGCTTTCTTGTGCTTAGTAATCGCCGTCCCAAATTAAATATCGATCGCCACTTTTTCGTAGCTTATCAGTTATATCGATAACAGACATGCTATCCTCTGGCTTGTAGCCGTCTAGTCCGTTTTTGGGGATCATCTGGCGTGCTGCATCTTCGTCTGGTGCAAGTATCAGACCATATCCGCTCAAATACACACCGTTAAATTCAACTACAAACAGCTTCATGATACGCTCACTTTCTGTAGCACATCAGATAGATCAAGTGTGCCGTCAAGGATCGCTTTTGCAAGCGCTCGATTGATCGGGCGGTCGAGTGCTTCACAGACACGCGTGACAACTTGCGGATCGGTTGCTTGCTCCCATAGGCTCTTGTCACCCTTACGCTCGTTGCATCGAGTACAGCAGGTGACGAGGTTTGTCGGCTCATTGTCGCCGCCGCTTGCTACTGGAACCACATGATCAAGCGTACGATCGCGTGCGGGCACGTTAGCTAGATTGCGATTGCAATAGATACATCGGAACTGATCGCGAAGATAAATTGCCAGCCGCTTATCTTTGCGTATCCAATTGGAACCATTCCAATTTTCGCGTCTAATGCCTGGCATGTTAACACTCCTGTGTAATCCCCCTAACGGGGTATGTAAGTAAAACCAATACCGCACGTTATCAAGCGATGTGCAATTTGCTGCGCTATGTCGGCTAACGGCGTTGTAATCGTTGCAGTTTGTGATGTCTTATCTGTTTTTAGTTCAGACGAGTTACTACTAACTGCGATGCGTATAATGTACTCAAGATCGCGATCTACAAGCGGAGCTAAATCTATACGTATAGTTTCCATGTTTATTTACCTTTCTTGCAAGGCGCTAGTGTACGTACCTGACTAGTACTGTAAGAATGATCGCTTGGATAATCCACAAGTAGAAAAACACATTCCGCTTAAGCGGCTTATACCCGCTGTATTTAGGATCGCTAGTTAGTAATAAGCAAAATAACGGTCCCCACCCTAGCGGAAAAAATAATACGATCAAGAAAGTAACGACTATCATCGTATTATCCTTTCAAGCAGGGCGCTAGGTACGGGCTAGCGCCCTGCACATATGCTTGTCTACTGGGGGAATAGTTCGTCCATGTCGGCTTGCGCTTTCGCTTGCCGATCGATCTTGTCGCGTAGTTCGTTTTGCTCGATTGCTTGATCCTTGTCGCCAGCGAGCGTAGCAAGTGCTACAATGTCGATACCGACGTTTGCGGCGCAAATTGGGCCGATACCAGCTTTCTTGCTGATCGGAACAGTTAGCTTGCGACCACAGATAAAACACGCGCCAGCTTCCATCGCCCACAAGCGTCCAAATTCGGCATGCTTGCCTGTCGAAAGCAGCTTAACCAGAGCATGCTCGATTATATGCGCGCGCGAGAATTTTCGCCAAAGGGTGTACCGATCGCCGTTGACGAACGCAAATCCTGTATAGTCGCTTTCGTTATCGCTACCTGATTGGTAACTGGCGATTTGCGTACCAGCGGGCTTGTTGAATTTCTCAGGCGCATCTTGGAGCTTGATCACGCGATACTCGCCAGCATTGTTGATCGGCACTGTGTAAGTGCCGTTTGGTACGATCTTGCCGTTTCGCTCTTCCCATGCGGCTTGCTTCAGTACCGGATCGGTTTCTGTAATGTAAACCGATTTCTGAGGTTTTGACGCTGCCATATCGACGTAGAACGCGGGCCGATCGATCCCTGACCGTCCCTCAGCGCCGTACAACGCTTGCGCCTGTGTGTACTCTGCCGTGGTGAATTTGGGAGCTACTAGCGCCGTACGCACGCGTTGCTCGGCCTTGTACTCCCCTACCATCACATTCAAGGCGCCGCGCATCTGCGCAAGCGAAAGCGAGCCGCGATCCTCTAGATAGATAGCAATGCTCTGCACAAAGGAATTGGTTCCCTGGTACGTACGTACGAAATCGATTGCAACCTCTTTCAAGGTTTGCGATACGCTTACGTCGTGATCGGAAATTGTCTTGCCCTGGGAAATTGCGCGATCGATAACGGTCTGGCGGTGCTTGTGAGGGGTTGTCATAGTATTAGCTCCTGTGTGAGCGATCCGCTAACGCGGTAAACGATTAACTTTCAACGCAAGTATAACACGAGTAGGTAGGTTTTGTCTAGGGATAAAATATGAAGATTTCGTTAGGATTTGGTTAAAGACAAAACGCCTATCACACGAGAGCCAATAATTATGTGATAGGCGTTTCGCTGATTTGATTTTATGCTTCGACTAGATCAACGTCAAAGAGCGATGCGCCTTGTGGGACTTGCTCTGCGGATTGTCCATTGGTTTCAGTCGGCTGATCAGCGCTAGCGCTCTTGCTCTTGCTCTTGCTCTTGCTCTTGCTCTTGCGCACCGACTGCGGCGGTGTTTCGAGTGTTACACGACCACCTTCAGGGAGATCGAACGCAAGTGCATAATCGCCATTGTTGTACGCGGTTGCCTGATCGTCGGTCAGACGGACGATATAGCGCTTCGGATCGTTTGGCTTGCGTACGCCGACAGATGGCTTGTCTGCCCTGGCTACAATCCATGCATCAACGGCAGCACTATCGAGGTACACAACAGGATAGTCGGTCGCATTGCCAAACTGATCGACCATCAAGGTGGAAAACCAGCGCTGTGTGATGGGTACGGCGCCGCTTTCGTCGGTTTCGCCTACCACATTGAACGCCTCGTGTTTCAGATAAGCGTTGCGCACAGTTTGGCCAGTGACGCCAGCACGCGCAGCTGCGTCTTTGATAGTAACCCACGTTGCATCGTACGGCGGCGGATTGACGCCATTTTCCTCTTGTGGCGGCGTATCGGAGCCGATAACCTCATCGGGCGGTTCCATTTCTGGTGTAGGGGTTCTGCGCGGCATGTGCTTTCCTTTCTCAAAATAATGATGTTTGATTTGTCAGCAGAGATCAGCGCTCGTTGCCTCATGATAGCCCGATCGCACGTCCATGCTACATAGTTACGATGCGAGCGCTGTACGTATGCAAGGCAACTGCATATTGCGCTTGTCTACCATGCGAGCGCTGATCTCTGCTGACAACGTACAGGTGTGATCGCTACCGGCCGGGCTTTCCGCGAAACGTTTCCGCCTAGCGGGGATCGCGGAGTACCGACTATCTTACCTAGCATCAGGTTTGCATTTCACAGGCTTGCGGCCTGTAGAGCAAGTGCTTGACAGCTTGCGCAATATAGGTAGGCCGTAACCTTGCCTAGTATCATTCTCTTGCTCTCGCGCGGTAGCGATCATGAATGCGGTGGTCTTTTGCTTGCCCCTTTAGGTCTTAGCTTATTTCAGGTTCAACCTTGACTACAGCCTCAGTAGTTTCCGCATTCTCTGCTTTTGCATATACTAACATAGATCGCGTAAATCGTCAAGCGGAATTTTGACTAATATTGGTTAAGATTTAGTTAAATTTTTCTTTAGCTTGAATGCAAATCGAGCCGTTGTACGTTCGTCCGTCGATATGCGCGGATACGTCGTACCAAATCTCGCCTTTGCGTGACAGCCATTTGTTGTACGTTGCGCGTCCTACGATCGGTTGCGGTCTGGGGCTGTCAGCGTCAACGAGATCAAACGCCAGCGGGCAACCACAGCTTGTGAGCAAGAGCGGTTCAGCAGATGCTAGTCTCATGCGTGTCTCCTGGTCTGTGTGAGCTTGCCAGCGATGCCGCTAGTTGGCTGATCGGCTAGTCCTGTCTTGTGTTAGATTGGGTTAGGACGTATTTGGCTTTCTGATGCGGTTTCTATAGTAGCCGATCGAGCGTGTAAAGCGTTTACAGAGCGTCACCGGATTAGAATGCCCTAAATCGCCCTTTCGTTACACGTTTTCAGCGTTTATCCTTTACAGTCTCTTCAGCAATGACGATATGCCCGATTGCTAGAAAGGGGTAATTTCTTCCAAGGACCGGAAGGACAGGCAAGCCGAACACAGTAACGTTACCGTTTGTCATATCAACACGGATCGGGTAACCGGGCCAATTACCATCTCGTTGCAGCTGGTTTACTAGACTTGGATCGAGCAAAAAATGTGTCGGTTTTGCATAACTCTCCTGATACATCGCCCATAGGCAATCGAGTACTTCTTTTGTGCCCATGATAATGCCTCTTAATGTGCTAAGGGATTATCCCAGTAAGCGCAGTCTGGTTCAGGGTAAAATCTGTCACTGTTATATTGCCAATCACAGATAACACATGTTTGCTCCACTATATTCTCCTCTATTATATTGAGCGTTTTGTTTCCGCAACCAGGACACAAACCTTTGTCAAGACAGTCAGGGCAAGGATCGAAACGTATAACTAGCATTGCCCAAACGCCATCGCCGTCTGTGTCAAGCTCTAGCGTTCCGCCCTTGCGCCAGCAGGTTGTACATTCATTTTCCTCGAATACCTTACACCAGCCGTTATCGAACCATGCAAGGATATTTCCATTAGGCATACGCGCGGTTTGTGTGATGTTTATAGTCATATTGTCCTTCCTTTGTTGCCCTTTTCTGCGTTTGTGCCCATCTTGCGGATAATCGTTTCTTCTATCGGAATATTGTAATGCTGCATAATGCCGATCGCACGTAGCACAATGTCTGCTAGTTCTTCCCCAAAACGATCGCTTGGCACGCGATTACGCGATCTACACTCGTTTGCGGCTTCTCCGATCTCTGACACAATAAGTGTTAACATTTCGAGCGGCGTTGTATCTTGCACATAGCCCATCTCTAATAACCAAGCATAATGTCGCCCTGCGATAATATCAAGCGAAATCATATTATTTCCTTTCTTAGCTTGCGTTCGTATGCGATATGCGCATGCAGCGCTATCAACACAGCGCCAGTCGATTGCGTCAAGCGTAACGCATTCTTGCATTGTGTCGCAACATGTGCATATGGTCGTACCATACACTAACAGCCTCTTGTTTGCTGACATTTTAGTTACCCCCATGTCCGTTTAAGTGCGGATTGAGCGCAATCGTCAGGGTTGCTGATTGCGGCATTTTGCGCCCATGATACCGCCATTGACGTACTTGATCCGCATCTAAGGTTGCTGGTTTGATCATATCGTGACTTGATCGCATGCCAAGACGTTCTAACATATCTGCTGTGCGCTTGTAGAATAGGTCGTCAGAAACCTCTTTACGGTTTGCTGCTTGACACACCTGTCGATAAACCTGGTACGCTGTTTGTTTATCAACGGACGCATCAGGATCGAATGGGCATGCATGCCAAAAACCAGCAACAGTATCGGCCTGAAAACGATATTCCGCATTCGTTTGTGCGATACTTGCGGCTTCCGATAAGCCGTTATTTGCGATCAAACGTTGCCAGCCTTGTACAAGGCGTAAGAGGATCGCGCTAAAGTTTTCAGGTGTCGAAAGTTTATCGACAATTGCGGGATCGGCTTTTGACCTGTCAAAGAGATTGGAGCACCAGATAAGCATTGCGCGGCGAAAATAGTATTCATCTGGTGATTTTACTTTTGGGAAGTGATTAGCAGTAAACGCAAGCCGCGCGGTTGATTTAAATTCGAAACCTTCCTTAAACTTACGTTCGGCTGTTATTACGTCGTCTCCTGTCAACGTTTTGATAAAATCCGCGTTACCGGCTTCCGATTGTGACAGATCGCTAAAGAGATTGACCATCTTGCCGAATAGCCTTGCAGCAGCAAATTGATTATCTGCTAGGGTCTGAAACGGCGTTGCACTCATGTTGCGCTTGCCATAAAAGCGGCCCATTAATTCAAGTAGTTTTGACTTGCCTGTGTCACCAGGACCGCACAACACAAGGAAATGCTTCGGAAAGTAACGGCCTGTAATGAATGCACTACCAAAAAACTCCCAAAACACAGGGATAGCATCTTCTGGTAGAATTTCAGACACAAATTTGTCGATTGCCGACGTATTTGCATCGGGGTTCCACGTCACAGGAACTTGCGATAGTGAAAGGTAGGACGGACTATGCGGTAGTAATTCAAGCGTCGGCAGGTGCAACATGCCGTTTAGAACATTTGCGTGTTCTGTGATTTGATTAACACTCTCTTGCGGTGTATGTGCGCCGTCGATAACGTAACGTACGGCGCCGTCGCTATGTCGCTTATCCCACCTGCGGCCCAAGCGTTTGACGATCTCCGCTTTTACCCATTGTTCGCCATCGGCAAGATACACGCCATTATCATAGCGGAATAATCTTTCTGCAACAAAAATGAATTGATGCGCAGCACTCAGATCGTCAACCAGTTTACTTGCAAGAAATGCGGATTTAATGAAGTAGCGATCTTCCGACGTGCTAAACGATCGAACGGCTTTATTGACCGTCATAACTACGTAATCGTAGCGTTTTGTTTCGCGGTACTTATCTCCTGATAGCCACTCATCATGCATCAACACAGATAGGATTGTTTCGGGTGGATAACCAAGTCCTAATAAGCGGATCGCGATAAATGCATCGTTTCTACTGCGGTCGATTGATCCATTCGCTTTTAGGGGTATATCGAGCTTGCGAGCGCTTGCATCGCTATAAATACGTTTCCATAGCTTCGGATCGCGCTCTTTGATCGTTTCAGCAAAATCGCCGGGCAGCGGTAAGCTATCCCAAACTTCCAGCGCGTTTTCAGGGCACGACACAGCGGGGAAGTCCGACAGATCGTACACACGTGACGGATCGTAATCAACGACCGTGCAGAGAAGGGGCTTGTCGCGTTTGATGTTGTACGTGCCTGGCAATCGAAGGATACGCGCAAGATCGTAGCAGCTGTCAGCTATGTCTGACGTGTTTCCGCTGTTTAGTGCAGAGATTAGGCCATAGTTGCGCGATTTGATCGCGTCTAGGTCTGTCTCGAATTGTTTCAGGCTCCAATAGGCATGCAAGCCGTTACCGCTGTTGACGATCATTGTGGGCGGTTTTTCAAGCGTTTGCAGATCGGTCAATCCTTTTAATGGATTGTCGTAACTGTCATAATCTACCCATAGTACACTCGATCCAATCGAGTGCTTTTCTAACCCACGTCCGTAGTTTGGCGGTTTCGCTAGCGGTGTTACACGCACATACACATTTGCCTTATTACCGATCGCTAGTGCTGCTTCGATTAACTTGCCGAGGTGTTGACGTTGAAACCATTGTGTGTGTACACGCGTTGACACAATCGAAGATAGACCGATAACAGCGCTAGGTGGCGTATATTTATGCACAAGTGATAGGTAATCGTTGATAGAGGCCATGATGTATCCTTAACAATCGCGATCCGCTAACGCGGTACCTACGGAATGAGTATACGACCGAGTTAGGACTTGCATGGCGCTACCCCTCTTGCAAATGTACGATGAATAACTAATTCATACCGCTTTTCAGCGCGTAACGTGCGCATTGGTACAAGCTTGTACTTAAATCCGTGTTGTTTAATCAAATCCAGAATTGTTTGATCCTGGTTGTACGTCATGAGAAAATCAAGATCGGTTCTGAATGCGAGCGTATCAAACAATTTTGCGTGATCGATATGATTGAACGTGTATAATTGCCGATTGCTTAGAGGGTAAGGCGGATCGATAAACACATGTGCTGATTGCTGAAAATTTAAGAGAAAATCGAATGCGTCAACACAGAGGTAGGTTATCCGATCACGCAATGCGAAAAGGTTTTTGACGCGCTTGATCAAAGTATCAGCATACCAGCAGGATTGTATTCCTAATCCGTCATATCCCCATCTGAGCATGCCGCCGTGTTGTAATCCACCGAAATTGATCCGATTTCTGAGGAACGCTGCAAACCCAATTGCAGCACGGGTTGACGTGTCATTACAAACACGCTCAGCTGCACGCGGCGTGCAATCAAATCGACGTATGCGATCGATAATTTCCTGCGGCTCCGTGAATGCCGTAAGAAAAAATGCTGCTATGCGCGGATCACGCTCGATTAGGAAAACGTGACTTGCGAGCTTTTGTTGTGCTACGTGCAAGCCAATCGAGCAACCGCCCGAAAAGAGATCAACGAACGTATCAAAGGGGCCGCACATACGCGCCCAGTCATTGACATATGGCTTAAACCATTCTTTACCCCCAGGGTAACGAAACGGCGATAGATGTTTTATTGCTGTCATAGTCCTTCATTATCGCATTTACACATCGGTTAGCGTCAACAATGCGAAGCTGCGCATTAAGGGTGTGTACGATATAGCAAATTGCACGTGACCGTAGATGTACATTTTGCGTATGTAATCGTAAACAGTATATTTGGTATCTCGTGGGAGATAGATACGATTATACGCAATCGCATCTGCACATAATTGGGAAAACGTTGTCTTTATAATCATGGTGTTACTCCTGTTGCGTACAAATGCAAATCGGTACATTGACAGGTAACGGGCTGTCAATGTACCGATTTTTTCAACCAGCGGTCATATGTATGATCGCGGCCGATACCGTTACATACGACCGCTGGTTGTCGCTGGCGGAACTGGGGGCCAGCAGGGAGCAGGAAGGGGAACTAGCCTTGCCGTGCTTCGATAGTGTATCATAGATCGGGTCTGGTGTCAAGATTTCTTAGACTTTTTAACCTTTCTCTCAGAATTTATGTTCTAGTTTCGCATTAGAAAGCCAAAAAACCTACGTACAACCTGTAAAGGGCCTGGTTACATACACGTAAGAAAAAAAAAATTTTTTTTTCCTTCATGTATATGAATAGGCCCTTTACAGGTTGTACGTTGACGGAGTTAAAAAATCGTGCTAGTATAGGCTCGATACTTCTCCTCTCTTTGCGTGCGCTGTTTATACACGGTTGCGCATCAGCTTCGGGGTGGCATGGCTCTGGCGTTGATGACGCCCCCCATGTGTAAACAGCGCAAAACATTTTTAGCCGATGAATGCCGACGAAATACTACGCAAATTTTATGAAATAGCGGATCAAGCGTCAACGCAGGAAAGTGCAACGCTTATTCGTCAACTGGGAGAATTGTTTTATGCGCGCTTGCGTCATACATCAGACGTGTATGCTACGATAAAAGATGATTTCCAAGAGCTTTCAACGCTTGTAATTTCACGTCTCAAAGACAACGAGCGTAATGAAAGCGAAAAGATTGAAAAGCTTATCGAACGCATGCATTCACTAGCAAATCAATTTATGGCCGTTGAAAATAAGGTAGACGAGTTAGCGGCGCTCGTTATGCAATACTTTAGCAATGAGTAACCAGCCAGCTGACGATCACAACGCAGTATTACGTTATCTCATTCGTGAGGCTGTTGAGCGCGAATGGACAAATAGCATTGCGCCTGTACGATCGGAGCAACAAATACAAGCGGGTATGTTAAAGCAGTTCAATCGTGATGTAATTGTGTTGCAGCAGATGTTCGGCGATCTTGATGAGCTAGTGAGAGGTAATCCGAAGCAAAATCTTGTCGGATTGGCACAACAAATTCAGGATCAGAATAAATTGATAGGTGCAATCAACAATCGATTAGATGAGGCCAAATCGCATCGTGAGGCGTTGATTAATCAAGTGCGTGGTGCGCGTTATGCGTTGATTGTTGTAGGGTTTGTTACGGGCTTGCCGTATCTTGAATGGATCGGCAAGCTTTTGCATTTAGTACCTTAATTGAGACCACCTCGATAAAATGGCACTAGAGACAGTTCAACCGCTACAGTGGCGCAAATTTTTTGATACGCTATCGATGGGCTTGTCGATTAGAAAAGCGTGTGAAGATAGCGGTATATCGCGCGCAACAGCGTATCGGTATCGAAACGATCCAGATTTTGCGTGGGTTAAAGAGCGGTGGGAGACTGCACTACAAGAGGGCGCAGAGTATCTAGAGGATACTGCACACGAGCGCGCGGTTGACGGTGTTACATCTACGTATCGGCAATACAGCATCAAAGGCGATTTAATTTCAGAGCAGGTAACGACGAAATACAGCGATCGGCTCTTGCTTGCAATGCTTGCGGCGCGCAATCCAGCCTATCGCAATAGCGCAAGCGATCAGGTACAACAGCTTTTGATTAAAGAGCTAACACGTGTGCTCGATTTGCTGCAAAGAAAACTTCCACCGGACGTTTACGAAGTGGTAATTGAAATCCTATCGACCGATGATAACGCAACGATTAGCGCAACAGCGGCGCCGCAGCTTGCAAGCGGCGAAAGCGATACAACCGGAATTTCGAGGTAGCGCGCTTGAAATCCAAACAATTCAAGATTTTGAGATCATCATTCAAGGCCCGGCTGAAACGGGTAAAACGTTTGCGGCGCTCTGGCGTGTCGATACGTTCTTGCGGCAGTATCCAAAGAGCGTCGGTATTATTGTTAGGAAAACGAGGGCATCATTATTTGCTACTGTACTACGTACCTACGCCAAGATTATTCATCTAAAAGGCAACGACGTAAAGCCGTTCGGTGGTCAAAAACCAGAATGGTATGATTATCCAAATGGATCAAGGCTTTACGTTGACGGACTAGACAAGGCAGAAAAGCTCCTATCTGGTGAATTTGACATTATATATGGCAATCAGGTCGAAGAGTTTTTGCTAGGCGATTGGGAGACCTTAACAACTAGAGCGACAGGCCGGGCAGGCAACGCGCCCTACACTCTTGTGCTAGGCGATTGCAATCCCGCAACGCAGCATCATTGGATTTTGCAGCGCAAATCAATCAAGCTGCTGCCGTCGTTTCACACAGATAATCCTCGATTATACGATGCGCTAGGCGTGCTTACAGATGCTGGTAAGCGTGTCATGGAAATTTTGGGTAATCTTAGCGGTGTTCGCTTTTTCAGGCTCTTCAAGGGCCTCTGGGTAAGCGCTGAGGGCGCAATCTACAATGAGTATGATCCTGAGAAGCACCTATGTGATTGGTTCGATCCGCCCTTAGATTGGTTACGTATTGTTAGCATTGATTTTGGATATAATAACCCTTTTGTATGCCAGTGGTGGGCGTTCTCACCGGACGATGTATTATATCTCTACCGTGAGATATACATGACAGGAAGGTTAGTAGACGACCATGCGAAACAGATACAGCAATTGGAAAAATGGTATCTATTGGACGCTAATGGTGATGTTTTGCTTGATAGTCGTTCGCAACCGATACCTAACCCGCAGCGAGAAGAAATATATGCATATATCGCTGATCATGATGCCGAAGATAGAGCAACGCTCGCTAAGAACGGACTTGAAACTATTCGCGCTTTTAAGCCCGTCAAGCTTGGTATAGAAGCTGTCCAGCTGCGTATGCGTCTACGTGGTGACGGACTGCCGCGTATACGGTATATGCGTGATGCATTAGTTGAGGTTGATCCTGAACTGGTTGAGAACCATAAACCGACGTGTACCGCCGATGAAATCGAGAGTTATGTTTGGGCTAAAGCAGCGGACGGAAAGCCGGTAAAAGAAGAGCCTGTCAAGAAAGACGATCATGGTATGGATAGCATGCGCTATCTTGTCGCGTTTGTCGATAATATTGGGCAAGAATTAGATGAGCAAGAAGAAATTTACTATCCTGATACAGAGGAACAGTTTGTTCCGATCTAGCTATGCCAGATCAACGTCGTAACATAGGACGCATAGAACGCATCGCACGTCCGTACATTGTGATGTATCAAGACGCGAAAAAGTGCTGGAAATCGTTTAGGTATGCTACACAGCAAGATGCTGATAAGAAAGCTGCATCACTAATTCATAATCGTACAACGCAACGTTGTTTAGTGGCACGTATCGAATACGCTGCGACAAAGATAAAGGATACGTAATGATACACATATATGACACAGAAACAGCGGGCCATTTGCTTACGTCTGAGCAATTGCCACATGCTATGTTGAAAGACGGTCAGCAAATGCAAATCGATGTACGTACGAACGATCATGTTGTGCAGTACGTCTACTATGTTAATGCAATCGAGGTACAGCCGACATATGTTATGGCATATGTATCGTTACAGAAGGTTTACGTAGATGGTACTATCGTTTCCGTACCTTGATTATCGTAGCAAAATGCCGCGCGCAAAATGGTCTATTGGCACGCGACAAGTAACGCGTTACTTTACAATTCACTACAATGGTCCGATGGTCGCAGGGTTTGGCGATCGATCGCGTGAGATCGCGCAGTTACAATTCGACGCAACGTATCACATGCGACCGGGCGCGTTAGGTGCTGCAAGCGGCGGCGACGGTATACAATATCACGGCGCAACACTTTTCGACGGGCTGAATTTGCAATTGCGTGACTGGCTTGCGCTTTTATGGCATTGTGGAAATTTTATCGGCAATACACAATCAATTGCCTGGCATTGCCCGCTTGGCGGCGATCAGCAACCGACATTAGCGCAATTGCATAGTTTGTTTAACGTCGTCATTCCAGCATTTCAGCGTGAATTTGGGATTTTGACTGTTAACGTTAAAGGGCATAAGGAATGGAAGCCTACACAATGTCCCGGTACATTGTTTCCGCATTTACTGCAATGGCGTGACGATCACGCTGCAATCCCCCAGATGCTTTACTTTAAGACGAAAGTGAATTGCAAAGTCCGTGAAAGTCCTGAGATTAGAGCAGATAATCGCAATGTTGCATTGCATGGCACTGCGGTTATTCCAGCGAATACTGTATTTGCTGTTGACCACTTAGTACCAGGAGTGCCGTATGCTGGCGTCAATATGTACGTACACCGGGCAGATGAATTAGGATTTGTACTTAATCACCCTAGTATGTTAGAACAGGTTATCTAGTATGGTATATGATAAAAATACAATCGGGCGGTTTTGGGGCAAGGTCAAGAAAACAAGTACTTGCTGGTTATGGCAGGGCGCTAAGAATGAAAAAGGTTATGGTATTGTAAGCGTCAACGGTGCAACAATGCGCGCAAATCGCGTGGCATACGAAATAGCCAAAGGCGCGACAGGTAATAAACATGTTCTGCACACGTGCAATAATTCGACATGTGTAAATCCGAAGCATCTGTATTTAGGCACAAATGATGATAATGTAGCCGATCGTGTTGCAGCAAATGCAAGTGAAAGTGAAAACACTTTAGACTATTGGGCAAATCTAATAGAAGCATTGATAGGAGGATAAAACAATGACAGCACGCCATAATTCACTACTAGGTCCGAATACGTATTCAATTCTTGCCGTTGTGCTAATTATCGCGTTTACGGCGATTGGCTTGTGGTTTGGTACGCCGGAGCCGACAAACGGACAAACATTTGCAGATGTATTGCGCCGTTTCGGGCAGGATAGCAAAACACGTACAATCCTTGCATTTATCCTCGTTGACGTTGTGTTAGGCGTGATGTGTGCGTTGCGCTTGCGCATCTTCGATATACAACGCCTTGCGACGTTCTACGCAAGCAATGTGTTACCCTACATATTAGGCTATTTGCTTGTGTGGATTTTGGTATTACTGGGCCTAGATGGCTTTTTGCCACCGATGATCCAAGATGGGATTGCAAGTTTGGGATTTTCGATGATCGTTACGACGTTGACTGGCTCGATCATCGATAACTTGCAGCGTATGACTACGCCGCTATCGTTTACGTCTACTGATACAACTACTGCGTCAAATGTAGATGTAAATAGCGCGAAGGGCTAAAACAATGCAGTTTCCGCCGGAGGTAATACATATCCCATATCCAGCCAATTTCACGCTTGCAGATAATGTTGATATGTCCGTAGCGATCGATAGCGACGGTCGCATTTTCTATCTATTCTTTGCGAAGGTGCCCGGCGCTGTTACATCTGTCCGGCTTGTGCAGTATACGCCGCAAGGCACGAACCCAGAGGAAAAAGCTCTACCGCTTAACCCCAATGCCACCGCGAAGTTTATGCAGTTTCAAGGTCGATTACTTGTACTCGGATATTACGATACATACGACGAACACGGACATAAAACCGTTTGGCCTGTTGCGGTACCTGTGAAAGAAGCCGTTTGTCCGTGTGAGATTTACTGATGAATACAGATGACAACGAGCGCTTGCTAGCGCAGAAAGCAATACGCGGCGTCGGACTTCCGAGACCATTGATCGGAATTGATTACGGATATGTCAGTCCGCGCGTACAACGTGCAAAGGGTTTTGACAGCAATGCGCAACGAGCAGAGCGCCGCGCTAAGGCCCGCCAGAAGGCTCACAAGCGACGGCAAGCAAAAACCCCTACCTGAGTGTAGGGGCTTTCGCGCTGGCGTTTCTGCTGACCGATGTGTTATGCACCTAAGAGGTGATGGCGTAGCAGCGTGTCAGGGTTCCACGCGCGGATCGCTTGCTGGAAATTCTCCCACCGTTTCGCGCGCTCTTGCTTGTCGGCCTTACCATTGCGGCTTGTCCAGTTGTTGATCTGCGCGTCTAGTGTGGCAAGATGCTGATCGATTTCACGCTTGGCTCTAGCGGCCTTGCGAGCGGCCTTGAAACCATGGCCGGGCTTACCACAGACAGGCCGATTAGCGAGGTTGATAAGGC